CTCACGACCCCGAAAATGGTATTGATTGTGTTGAGATATTTGAAAAACTTAAAGAAGACAAAAGAGTTAAGTACCTTATCTTTCAAGAAAAGATTTGGGCTAAGGATAAAGCCAAGTTGGGAAACAGACGGTACACTGGGACTAATGCTCATAATAAGCATCTACATATTTCTATTGAGTCCACTATGGGTACCGATACTTCTCCGTGGTTTTGGTGGATGAATCAACCTAAAACTATCAATCAGATTGTTGCAGCCTTGAGTTCTATTCCTGCAAAAAAAGCATATAAGACAGAAGTTTGCACCTGCTGTAAATTACACGGGGCAAAGTCCTAATCCTATAGGAGGATATAATGGAGCAATTCAAACAACTAGCACTATCTTGGTTCCGTGCTGCGGCTGCTGCTGTAGTGGCTATCTATATGACTGGCGAGACAAATCCAAAGACTCTTGCTGCTGCTGCACTTGCTGGTGTGGCTGGTCCAGTCCTTAAATGGCTAGACCCATCCGCTACAGAGTTTGGTCGCGGTTCAAAGTAATACCGATTTAAGGGGCCTAGCAGCCCCATAGAGACAAGAAGCCCCCGCTCAGGTACATTAACCTACCTGGCGGGGGTCTTTTTCTATTTCTCTAGTAGTTCTTCAGTGTCCCAGTTGAAGAAGTCAGGCTTAAGTTTGCTACGATTTTTAAAAGACCACCATGCATTCTGGATTCGGTAAAGAAGTTCTTTGCCTAGTTCTCCTAGCACAATGCCTAGTGCTATGCTTAGATATAGTTCCATAGTTTCTCCTATTTGTATGTTAGATACATTGGTATTGGTTCGATATTAAGTTGTCGCCGCATTTTGTGGCGTTGATTCTCTGTTGTATTACCCCAGTAACCCATAACATTATACTTAAGTGCATAGTCAAGGCATTCTTTTTGAACTATACATGACCCACAAATCTTTTTAAGTGCTTTGACTTCTGGGTATGTGCCTTGTCCGTCAGGTACAAAAAACAAATCAGTATCTGTTGACTCGCAATTAGGCGTGTTACTAGGTTTGTACATTTATCCTCCTGTTGAATAGAATCCACTACCGTTAAACTTTACGGCAATAGATGTCCAGATGCGTACCATTGTGTTGCCACACAAGGTACATGGTATTGGTGCTGGGTCTTGCACTTCAAGTATTGTATTGCAAGTTTCACATTTGAAGTCGTAGTTAGGCACAGTAATCTCCGTCTATCTCCGTTGGTGCGGTAGTTAATGTACCGCACTCAATGCATTCTTGTTTCAAATCATACCAGCCAACTGCCCTGGTTTCTTCATCCCACATGACAATAACTTTAAACATTTTACAGCCACAAATGCAAGCAAAGGCTGGCTCACCCCTAAGGTCGTTCACTCTTCTTCATCTTCTGTAATAGGGTTATCTGGTTCTGGTTCTGGCATAGTATCTCTATCATAGTATGGCTTCCATCCACCTAGGTTTTTGACTAATGAGTTTAAGGCACGGGTAACTTTCATTCGTGCACCATCTACTGTTGTATCCATATCCTTGGATAGTAATGCCCAGTCAGGTGAGTCTATACTGAAACGTAATCTTAATACATTTTGTTTGGCTTCTGATAGTTTATAAAAAGCCGATGCTATATCCGAGCGCAATGATAACCAATTGTTACCATCTGATGCGATACTAGTACCAAACTTAGCATTAAGGTCTTGGATACTTGTAGGGATTTCATATGTATTACCTATGATAGATGGCAAGAAGGCTTCGACTACTGACGTGTCGTAGTAATATAAATCTGATGTGTCGTAGCCAATCTTTTTAGCCTTGTCTCGTTCACAAAACTTAAGCGCTGCATTACGCAGCGACTTAGCAATTAACTTGTCGCGGTCTTTTTGTTCTAAGGCTGACCATTCTTTGTACTTATTGGGATGGCCGACAAACCATACCCACAACTCTTGACCTATATCATCACGCTCTAACATAGTATAGCGTTTTGCATATTCAGATGAGAGTTGTTGTACTAACTCGTTATACTCTTCAATGTAAGTCATTAGGGAATGATGACCTCGCCGTTTACAATTGGAACAGCAAACGGTGTAACCTTGCGGTTGTGTTCTACTAGGATACCGATGCCATGCTGCCAGTTAGCAGCACCTGATGTGAGATAAGATGCTTGCTTAATGTCCATCATGTGACCGACCTCTAACCCGTATAAAGTACTGGTTTTTCCGTAAAATCCTGTGGTCTCATGTTGTAATCCTATGCGGTGTGTGTGTCCACACACTACTGATTTGCCTAATCGTTTGGCTAAGTTTAATGCGGTAGCCCCAGGTGCACGATTAAGTGCGCCTTCATCACCGTGTGCCATTACCCAACCAGGTAGTAGTTCATGCATCTTGTGTAAGTAATTAATCTTTAACTTACTGTAACCTAATAGTTCCTCAATCTCTAATGACTTGAGTGACATAAAGGCTGGTGCATACTTGCGCATGTATGTATCAATGCGGTCAGTATGGTTACTTCGTTGAATGTAAAATGGCTTGTTACCCAAAGCACTGCGGTAACGAGCCATAATGTCGTGCGTTAAATCTATACTGTCTTGCAGGGTTTCTGCGTACTCACCTGCCATGCCTTTGTTCCAACGACTAGGTTCGGGGGCATCTAGTTCATCCCCCACGCACCACAGTTCGTCTGGTTTATAATCTTGTATAAACTCAAGCGTAGCCTCTACGGTTTTGTTATGTTGATAGGGTATCTGAAGGTCGCTTAAGACCACTACCCGCTTCGTCTTGTTTACCATTAGGTATACCTTCCCATTGTCCACGCTGGACTAGTAATCCAATTATGGCATAATTTGCAAGGTCAATGAGGGTATCTTCGATACTTTCGTAGTTGGGCGTGTCGCCTGTATCTACTAGGTTGTTAAGCCGTGCAAGTTTGTCGTACATGCGTACTCGTAGACCATTCATAGCACCACCAGGTGCACCTGATATGTTCAGTGGACCGTAATCTTCATGTTTTCTGTAAAGAATTGTTAGTAATTGTATTGTAATTGTTTTAGCATCTTCAAGGTTTTTCATCTAGGATTTCCTTAATACTGGTATCAAAGTCACGCATTGCTTCTTTGATTGAGAACTCTTCCCATACTTCTTCTGCTTTGTCGTACTTACTGGCTACTAGGATGGCAGCCAATGCGGTCACGCACATCTTGGCTTCATCTAACTTACCCTCACATATAGTCTCATAGACATCACGGAGTGCGCTGATAATGTCAAGCATTCTAGTATCAGATACTGGTATGGCTATGGCAAAATCCATGTGTTCTATATGGTCCCAGAAACTATCATCCAGGGGTAACGCATTCTCTGATTCGCTCATCCAGCCACTCGCTTCCTTGTTTAATCATCATGCTATTGACGTCTTCGCCATCTGGCATGCTGATGATATTGACACTGCCTAACTCTCTACTGATTTTCTTACCAAACTCTAGCCCTGCTGCATCACCATCTGCTAGTACAATAACAACATCAAAGTCATCAAGTATCTTAACATAGTGTGGTTTCCAGTTGTTAGCCCCTGGTATACCCACTGTTGGGTGATTAGTTTTGACTGTCATCATGATGCAATCAAACTCACCTTCGGTGACGCATATGTATTTGTCTGCAACAAAGCATGCCTGTGTGTTAAACATTGTTGTCTTGGCACCTACTAGACCCATATACTTGGGGTCTTCGCCATTCATACCACGGAATCTAATATCAACCACGCCTGATGGCGTGATGTATGGGATAGCAAGTCTGCCCTTGTAAGGCTCATGACCTGGAAGCGGTTCGTCTACCACCCCCAGATGAAAGATGCTTGCCTCTTCTACCGAGAGTTGACGGCTTGCTAGATAGTCTGTTGCTATTTCTATCTTTGCCGCGTATCTCTGTGTTGCCTGTAGTAAGAACTGACGTTGCGAACTTGACAGCCTCACGGTAATCACCACCTTCTTTGTACATGATAAGAGAAAAGGTATCGCCTTTCACTCCACATCCGTGGCATATGAAAGCGTTCTTGTCAAAGTTAACTGCTGCACTTGCATGTGAATCAGAATGGAACGGACATTTCATCTTGCGCCAACCGCTGCCCATAGCAGGCACGGTGGCGCCTATGTAATGGAGATACTCTTCAATCTTTGGTTTGTCCAAGTGCTCTCCTTAATAAATCTACATACACATAGCCAGGCATGGTGCAGTACCAATCTTCGGGGTTTCCCCTACCCTTCCGTTTGTGCCACACCACGCCTGTCCATGCTTTGTCGTTAGCCATCTCGACTATCAACTCTTCTGTCCAACCTGCCAAGTCCATCTTGGCATGGTTCTTAATCTCTATAGTAACACCAGGTATACCACTGATGTCACCTTTATCTAGGGTTGCACCAGCCAAGCGTCTATCTACATAAGGGAACCATTGCTTGAGATACTTAACTACATCTCGCTCTGCCCCTGAGCCTTTCGCTTTGGCTGCGCTACTCATTCGTTAGGTTCGTCTCTAACTTCTGTTAGTTCCCAACGTCCTGTCTCTGCTTTCTTTGCACGTTCTTCTGCTATTGCTAACGAAGAAGCACGAATAACTTTTACTTTGTATTGCGAGTATGTGACTCTATACTTTGGCATTATACTTTCATCTCCACTTGTCTATAGTCTCTGACTACATCCTCTAAATACATAGAGGCTGGGTCAAATGATAAAGATACGTATGTGTTACCAGTAAAGTCTGCTTTACCGTAACGATTTTTAACAGGGGCTACGCATAGGTATGCGTCTGGCCCTTGCATCATCTGTCCTACTGTCAACACCATAGCAGGTACCTGACTTACCATGCCCTGCAACGCTGAGCGTGGCTGACATGGGAAACCCTGAGCACCTTCTTTAGTATGGTGTAACACTAGTACACATGCATTGGTATCTCTTGCAAGATACTTGAGTTCTTTCATAACCTGTCGCATAGCAGCAAACTCTTCTCCGCCATCTGTTGCTATGTCCATAAGGTTATCTACTACGATAAGCGTTGGACTTCTACCCCACATAGTTTCAAATGCAGATACTTCTGCATCTAAATCATTAAGAGTAGGGCTAGGTTCAAAGGACCAATACAAATTAGAGAACTCTCGCAAGAGTTCTTCTGCTTTCTTAGGCTGTGTTTTTAGCATGTGTTCTGCATGTGCTTGGCTTATCTTTGCCTTCATAGCAAGCAATCGCATTGCCATAGTGTGTGCATTAGTATCAGCAGAGAAGTATAATGTTGGTTGTTTTAGTCTTGCTGCGATATGTAATGCAATAGATGACTTACCTGCGCCTGGTGTACCAGCAATTACTGATACTTCAGCACGGCGAAAGATAATACCTTCACGTTGAAACGCCTGAAATGGTGGGGCTAATGGCTCCCCACCTACCTCAGGCTTGCCAATACTACGGCGTAATGTTTTCATTTATGCCTTTGTTTGGTCGGCTTGGAAACTATTCCACTCTGCTTGATTTTGTTTGATGTATTGAGTAGTACATTTAGTCGTGTCACCCTGCTTAGCAGGGCAGAAGTAGCCCTTGTATGGACCGAACTTACCTGTTAGTCCATGGATGCGTGTCATTGTACCGTGAGGACAATTACGTGAGCCTGCACCCATTGATGGTGCAACGAATGCTGGTGCTGCATCGAATGAATCTTGTGGTTGTACCACACCACCAAATGCAGTAGCAATTGCTGCTACCTGTGGATTGGGTGGTACTGCTGCATTAACTGCAAGCACATTGCGGATGGCTGCTTCTAGTTCTTGTGTTGCTGCTGCAAGAGAAGCAATAGACAACGCAACACGTTGGTCTAGTTCTTCTGCTGTGTCAGCACGTAATGTAACAAGAGAACCTGCTACTGATTTAACTGTGATACTGATTGGTGATTCGGTGCTTGCCATTTATTCTCCTTGAATAGATGTTACTAGGGATTTCTTTGTGTCTCGGAAGGCACGGACTTTCATTGCTAACTCTATACCTTTCCAACCTTGTTTGATGTCAACAAAATGTAGTTCACATTTACCACTACCTGCTGGCAGATGGACAATGATTCCCTTCTCTTGATTGACACCACCCCAAGAACCACGGGTTGCCGTGGCGGGGTCATACGGCAAGC